TGATCCCGGGCGGCTCGTCATCCGGCGCCGCGGTTTCCGTCGCCGACGGCCAGGCGACCGTGGGGATCGGTACGGATACCGGTGGTTCGGTGCGTATTCCCGCCGCTTTCTGCGGCATCGCCGGTTTCAAGCCGACGCAACACCGCGTGCCGCGCGACGGCGTCACGCCGCTTTCGACGACGCTCGACTCGGTCGGGCCGCTCGCGAACAGCATTGCGTGCTGCGCGATCACCGATGCCGTCATGGCGGGTGAGCCGCCGGTCGCGCCGAAACCGATGCCGGCCGAGGCGATGCGGCTCGCGGTGCCGCAAAGCTATGTCCTGGAGGGGCTCGGGCCGGATGTAGCGGATGCTTTCGATGCCGCTTGCCGGGCTCTATCGCGTGCCGGCGCGCGCGTGACCGACAACCCGCTCAAGGAATTGGCCGAAGTGGCGACGATCAACGCGGGCGGCGGCTTCGCGCCGATCGAGGCCTTCGCGTGGCACCAGCCGCTCCTCAAGCGGCGCGGCGCGGATTACGACCAGCGCGTCCGCACGCGGATTGAGCGCGCGGCCGGGATGGCCGCGGTCGATTACATCGGGCTCGTCGCGGCGCGCGCCGATCTGATCAGACGCATCACGGCCGCAACGGCGGATTTCGACGCGATGTTGATGCCGACCGTCGCGATCATCGCGCCGCCGATTGCCGCCTTCGAGCGCGATGAGGATTACCGCCGCCTCAATGCGCTGATCCTGCGCAACACTTCGGTCATCAATTTCCTCGACGGCTGCGCCGCGACGGTGCCGATTGCGGGAAGCGGCGCGCCCGTCGGGCTCATGACCGCCGGAGCACATGGCCGCGACCACCGCGTGCTGGCGGTGGCGCGCGGCATCGAGGCGGCGCTGGCTTCGTAGAGGCGCAAAGGAAACGGCAGCCCGGGAATTCCCGGGCTGCGTTTCCGGGCCGCCGCTTTAAGGGCTCAGGAGTGGCCGTTGCCCGAGCCGAAGTGGAACATGTCGAACAGATCGCCGATCGCCGGACTGTTGGTCGGCACGTAGGGATTGCCGTTGCTCGTTACCGGGTTCGGAAAATTGTCGCGGCTGCGGGCGGTTAGCGGCGCCAGCCCCCAGTTGCGCTCGATGAACTTCAGGATCGAGGCGTGGTCGTTGTAGCTGTGCACAACCTTGCCGCCGCGCGAGAAGGGTGACACGACGACGAGCGGGATGCGGGGGCCATCACCGAAGAAGTCGAGAGGCTGGATGTAACCGCTGTCATAGTAACACACGCTCTAGGCTTTGCCTTGGGTCTCATGTTCCGCCCTGATCTACGATTTCATCCAAAATTAACCATGTTTATCAGGCTACTGTAGGCGTTCACTGTAGACGTGGCCGGACATGGGGTCCATCTAGGGGCCGTTAATACCCCTGACATGGGACCTGACACCAATGCCCATGATGGCCAAGCTCAACGAAGCCGCGATCAAGGCACTGCCGGTGCCGACCCAGGGCCACAAGCTGCACTTCTTCCCTGGCGCTGTGGTGCAAGGGAGCCCGACCCCAAGAGGGTTTGCGGTGCGCGTCACAGCGAACGGCGTCCGCTCCTTCCTGCTCTGCTACTGGCACGGCGGGCGCGAGCGGCGCTACACGATTGGCCGACACCCGGACTGGTCCTGCCTCGCCGCCGTCAAGGAAGCCAGGGAACTACGTCAGCGAGTTGATAGGGGCGAGGACCCCTTATCTGTACGGGAAGCTCTCCGCGCGCCCGTTGCCGCTCCTGAGCGCCCTACCGCCGTGGCCGACGTGATCGAACGGTTCATCGAACAGCACGTCGAAAAGACGATGCGTCGCCCCGAGAACTATGTCTCCCCGTTCCGTCGCCTCATCATCCCAGCCATTGGTGATCGCCCCATCTACGAACTGCGCCGGAGCCACATTGCCGACATGCTCGACACTATCAGCGAGGAGAACGGCGCGGTGATGGCTGATCGCTGCCTGACTGCCGTAGGCTCCTGTCTGCGCTGGTATGCCGACCGGGACGAGAAGTTCACCGTACCCCGGCTGACAAAACTCAAGCGGGCTAGCGGCGTGAAGTTCGCCCGGCAGCGTATCCTCAATGACGACGAAGTTCGCGCCGTGTGGGCGGCAGCGGGTGAATGCGGCAACTTCGGCCAGCTCTGCCGGTTCTCATTACTTACGGCGGCCCGACGCGGCGAGGTGGCTGCCATGACCTGGGGCGAGCTGGTCGAGAACGGCACGATTTGGGAAATTCCCGCATCGCGCTACAAGACGGAACAACCTCATGCGGTGCCGCTGAGCGCGGCTGCGATGGCGCTGCTCGATGGGATGCCCCGTGTGGGCGATCTCGTGTTCCCATCGTCCACCGATCCGAGCATACAAATCAGCCGTGGCGGCTCGCACAAGGAGGCGTTGGATAAGAAGCTCGCCGGCAAGGTCGCTCCCTGGACGGTGCACGATCTCAGGCGCACCGCGCGCTCGCTAATGAGCCGGGCTGGCGTTCCCGGTGAGATCAGCGAGCGCGTTCTTGGTCATGTCGTTGGCAACCCGGTGGGGCGCACCTACGACCGGCATTCCTACGTCAACGAGAAGCGCAATGCGCTCCAACGGCTGGCGCAGCAGATCGAAGAAATCTTGAGCCCTCCAGGTGACAAGATCGTACCGATCAGGAAACGTAGTTAACGGCTCGTGGTGTCCTTGTAGGTCACTGAGCAGGCTGTTATGTGTGCGTCCATCCGTACAGTTCTCTGTGCGGAGAATACCTGATTGAGTTCGGGTCGCTCAGCACAGGGGCGGCGAATAGGACGCGTCTCTGTGCAAGGTTGGGCTGAGATATTCCTGGCCGGACGGCGTGTTACGACCGAGCTGTGACATAGTTACGGGCCTCGTAGAAAGGCACGCAGCAAGGAACCAAACGGGCGCGTGCCATCGCGCATCACGATGCTGGCCATCATGTGCGGGCAGACGAGGCGTCGAAGCGCTTGGTCGAAGTGCTCAAGGCCAACGCCATCATGGGGTCCGAGTGATGACCCTCAGATACAGCAAACCGTACCTATCGCAGAAGGAGCGCCGCGAAGCTCGTCTACAGCGTAGAGCCGACAAGCGGGCGAAGGCGTGCGAGGAGAACCCTGGTGGCCGTATCCAGGGCATCGAGATTGATACGCTGCCATCCGAGATCGCGGGTGTAGCGCGGACCATTTCTCGTGGAGGCGAACTCGGATGAGCCGGTACGTCGCCAAGAAGAAGCTCAGCAAGGCCGAGAAGCTGCGCAACGTCGCTCACAGGCGGGCGGCACCACCGAGACACCTCCAATGGAAGTCGCTCGATCCCAGCTACGAGGTGTTGCGGTGGGGCAGCAATGGGCCATCGCTGGTCACGCGACGGGTGGACCAATGAGCCGCCATTCGCGCTTCGCCGAAATCCAACGCCGCGAGCGGCAGCAGGAGCGTACAGCACGCCTCGAACAGAAGCGCCTGTTGAAGCGGGCACTTCGCGAGGCCAAACGCGAAGCTCGGCGAGCATCCCATGTTGGGCACGTCTCCGATACCGACCCGACACAACCACCAATGCTGGGCGCCGTTGCCCGTATCGTAGGGGAAATCTCGTGACCGCACGGAAAGAGCAAATTCTGCGCGAACTCGAACGCACCGTAGCGGCGCGCAAGTTCAACAAGCTCGCCCACTGGCAGCCTTACGAACGGCAGAACGAGTTTTTCACGCTGGGCGCGACTAAACGCGAGCGCCTGTTCATGGCGGGCAATCAATGCGGCAAGAGCGAGAGCGCCGCGTTCGAGATGGCTGTGCATCTCACTGGCCAATACCCGAAATGGTGGGAGGGGAAGCGCTTCGATCACCCTATCCGCGCTGTTGCGGCGGGCGAGGGCGGTTTGCTCGTGCGAGACATCTTGCAGAACAAGCTCTGCGGCACACCCGGCTCCGATGAGGACTTCGGCAGTGGCATGATCCCGCGCGCTGCGATCATCGGGAAGTCATCCGGGCATGGCGTCTCGAACCTGATCGACACGCTGCGCGTCAAACAGTTTTCGGGCGGAACATCGACACTCACATTCAAGACCTACGAAGCAGGCCAAAGCAAGTTCCAGGGGCTCACACTAGACGCGATCTGGCTTGATGAGGAACCGAACGGCGAGCTGTACTCCGAGGCACTGGCCCGGTTGAGGGGCGACGGCATATTGTGGTTGTCCTTCACGCCGCTGCTAGGTTTCTCCACCGTAGTCAGCCGCTTCCTGCGGGATGACAGTTTGGAAGCGGACGTGATCGTGGCGTGGTGCGGATGGGCCTTCGTCACGCCGAACACTTCACCGACGAAGAAAAGCAGCAACGTCTAGCTGGCTACCCGGCGCACGAACGAGCTGCGCGCGAGAACGGCGATCCGATGCTGGGCTCCGGCGCGGTGTTCGAGGAAATCGTAGAGAGCGATCTGCGGACGAACGTGACGATCACCGACGTGCCTCTACACTGGACGAAACTGTGGGGCATCGACTTCGGCATAGCCCACCCGTTCGCGGCTGTGTTGACCGCCTGGGATCGCGACAGCGACGTGATTTATGTTCTCGACGGCTACAAGGTGTCGGGTGGTGTTCCGCGGTCCACGCGTCCAGAATGAATGCGCTCGCTCGTGGTGTTCCTGTCGCATGGCCACATGACGGCTCGACACGCGAGAAGGGTTCTGGCCAAACGGTCGCCAGTATCTACAAGCGCGAAGGGCTACTGATGATGCCTACACACGCGCAGTTCCCGGACGGCTCCATCAGCACCGAGGGCGGCATCATGGAAATGCTCACCAGGATGCGAGATGGCCGGTTCAAGGTGGCAGCGCACCTGTTGGCCGGGGGCTGGGGCGACGAGTTCAGAGGCTACCACATGAAGGACGGTGAAATCGTCAAGCTCAATGATGACCTAATGTCGGCTACACGCATGGCGGTGATGGCACGGCGCTACGGCAAGCCTGTGAATGTGAACGGCGCGAGATACGCGAAGATCATCAACCCGCCTGTGGGGCGCAGGACACCGCGCGGCGACATCCATCCCTGGTCCGGGCAATGGGAGAGTTACGAATGATCGAAACTGTGTTCTTCATCGCCGAAGATGGCTTCTCGGCATGGCGCGCCAAGGGCATCACGCGGCGCACGAAGAAGGAACTGGCCGAAGCGCTCGGTGCGGAGGAGAGCGAGTTCAAAGTACAGCCCGACCCGCAGCAGTATGCAGAGGAACAGCGCCGTCTACGCCGACCGACACGGGCTCGTGGTCTGAGCTTCAATGTGTGGACTGGCCGCGCGGACTGATGCACGCAGGACGCGGTAAATCTGTCACATCGGCGGTTTGACGCCGTCCTTCTCGGCGGTGACGCCGGCGGTGGTGATCGTGCCGTCGGGCATTTTCGTCGCGAAGATCGTGACCGCCGCGCCGGGCTTTAAGAGGCTTGGGTCGCCCGGGACATAGATTACGATCGGCGCGTCGGGCTCGACGATCGTCTCGACGGTGCCGTCCTTCCATTTGCCTTTGAGCACGCGCCCCTTGGGCGTTTCGGTGATCTCTTCGACAAAGGAATTTGTCATAAGCCCGCCTTCGATCAGGCTCGACGGCCGCTGACCTTCCCTGACCTGCGCCTTCATCTCCTCGGGGAAGATGTGGATTTCGATGACATGCAATTGGCCGTCGGCGCCTTTGACCGAGGTGTTCGCGACGTAATCGCCGGGCTTGATGTCGGCGAGGGTACGCTTCGCGACGCCGGACACCTTGAAGTCAGACGCGAGCACGACCGTGACCGGCGGGCCCTCCTTCTGTTTCACGACGAGGTTCTGGCCGTCGAGCTTCTCGATCGTGCCGCGCACCGGCATCGGCGTACCCTCCGGCGGCGCCTGCGCGAAAGCGGAACCAGCGATCAGCGTCAGCATGGCAACCGCGAATGCCGCCTGGCGGAGCACGGCAGAAAGATTTTGGGGGCTCATCGACATCGAGATCGTCCTCAGTCTACTGCCAGATGGATTTCGCGAAGGCTGAGCGGTTTCTCTCGCGTAGCTATCGTTCATCAATCGGCGGAGTTGGCAAGTTCCCGCTATCAATGCCGAGCTTCGTCAGAATGGATTTGGCCGCTTCCAAGCGTGGAGAGCGGGCAAGTTGGCTTGTCTCGATCACCTCTATCAGCACGCCGATCAGAGTGGCTTGTTCGCGCTCGTTCAGGTCAATGTTCATGCGCTCGAACTCCGAGGGGATCACGCTTGTAGGGCACGCACCGCACAGGAACGCCGGGGCGCCCTATGCCTTATCGGCACCGGCCTCTTCTTGCTCCAGGCGTTCCGCGAACCGCTCGAAGCCGCTGGCCAGTGATCGAAGCTGGTCCGCGCGGCGGAAGTCGTACCGGAGCCCATTGGCTATGCCGCGCAGGGTGTCTGCGACGCTGCGGAAGTACTGCACTCTCGATTGAAGCGGGTCGTCTTCCACCGCGCGCTCCGGTGTGTATTCAACCTTTGTTAACCATAGCCAACTGCGTCGGTTCCCTATTGGTTGCCGTCACAGTACCCTGTTCCGGCGCGCGTGCCCGCTCCAGGACAAAGGTCGGTTCGATGAAGCAGAGCGCTTGGTCGTCGCGGCGCTGGAGGAGCCGGTTCCCGGAGATCGTGGACAGCGGCTTCCGCGATGATTGGAAGGAGTGGTGCAGCCGCGATTGACCCACTTGGCCTGAGCCGTGCTATCGCGAACCCCACTCAGCTCAATCGCTCTCCTTTGGACTGACGACGCGTGGCGGTTACGATCCGACGCTCGCGGCTGCCGTCGTCAAACATCGCCCGCAAACGGGAGGCACCTGTACAGGCTTAACCCGCAGCCCACCTAATCGACACGACCGCCTTCCCGCGCGCGTCGCACTCTCGGCAGCGCAGCCGTGGTTCCAGGTCCAGCACAAGGGTAGTCGGAGGCAGCCGTAGGCCCTTGACCCGAAGCTGATCCGCCCTCAGCAGGTCGTCGTGGCCGCACGCGATGCACTGCACGCGCACGCAGTCGCCGGGGCCAAGGTCCTCGATGCGAGCGGCGTAGAGCGGCACCATCGCCTTATGTCGCTGATTGGCAATGCTCCAGGCTGGAACGGTGGTCGGCCTTGTGGTAATGGATCTCCATACCATCAACGCAAGCACTCTTGTTCCGTGCGGCGTAACCGTCCCGAAGATCAATCCAGTCGTGCATTGCCCGGTCGCATATCATAATGTTGCGGGCAAGCCCCGGCTGAATGGCATTGGACCTAAGCTTCTAAATGCGCCTGTCACACGATCCTCGTGAATACCTCGAAGAAGCCGCTCGGTGCCGAAAAAGAGCAGCGGCAGCTTTTGACGCTTTCGAGTTGCGTGAGGGCTATCTGGCTTTGGCACGCTCCTATGAGCTCTTGTTGGATGCCTTGGCAAGACGAGAGCCTTCCGCCTTTGGGAGAATGGCATCCGAGCACAGTTACAAGCTGACTGACTTCGAGTGGGAGGTGATTGCACCGTGGCTGCCGACGCTGAGTCGCGCTCCGCGAGTGGATGACCGGCGAGTTCTGAACGGGATCTTCTGGGTGTTGGGAACTGGTGCGCCATGGGCGGCACTGCCGACGGAGTTC